CACGCTGATATGTTTGGCGATGAAGATGGTGAAGAAGGCGACGACGCTGATGGCGAAGAGCCAGATTTTGGTAGCGAAGACGACGAAGAAGACGACGAAGAAGACGAAGGCATGGAAGAGCGTATGCTTACCCGTGAATACGTTGAGAAAGTTGGTAACGACTGGGAAAAGAATAGCATGAAGACACAAGGCCAATACTTAGGTGCTGGTACTGGTGAAAAACAAAGTGCTCCTGTAGAAGGCCGTAGCCCAGTTAGCTCGGGTAAAGGCAAGCCAACAACAGGCGCAACAGCACACAACATTTTATCAAACACTAAAGGTGTTGGCGAAATGAGCGGTACAAGTCCTAACGCAGACAAAGGCTCACGTGGTCTAGTTGGCGCTACAAAGGGCGAGTTTACTGACGGTGTTACTGTTAACAAGAACGGTTCTACAACTGGCGTTAAGAAATTAACTAAAGTTGGCGCAGGTTACCCAGGTAACAACAAGACAGCAGGTCCAGTTGGTTCTGGAACAGGCGACAAAGCTGGTCAAACTAGCGTTGGTCAAGTTAAGAGCCCATTAAACGGCGCACCTAATCGTAACGCTTAATAGAGAAATAGATGAGACAACAATCCTATCTAAGAGAACATTTAACCTTTGATCAGGCTCGTGTAGAATTACAAGAGTCTGAAGATAAGAATGGCAAAAACCTTTATTTGAAGGGCATTGCCATTCAAGGTGGTGTTCGCAACGCTAACCAACGTGTTTATCCTGTAGACGAAATTGCTAACGCAGTTAAAACTCTAAATGATCAAATAGTTAATGGTTATAGCGTGTTAGGTGAAGTTGACCATCCAGATGACTTAAAAGTAAATTTAGATCGTGTTTCCCATATGATTACAGAGATGTGGATGGACGGTCCTAATGGATATGGGAAGATGAAAATTCTTCCTACCCCGATGGGCAACTTAGTACGTACTATGCTTGAAAGCGGTGTAAAACTTGGTGTTAGTTCTAGAGGTAGCGGAAACGTTAGTGAAGGTTCTGGCCATGTATCCGATTTTGAGATTATTACTGTAGATATTGTTGCACAACCTAGTGCGCCGGGAGCTTATCCTACACCAGTGTATGAACATCTTATGAATAATAAAGGTGGTTATTATGCTTGGAGGGTTGCGCAAGAGGTAAAAGAAGATCCGAAAGCCCAGAAGTATCTTAAGGAATCAATGCTTAAGATAATTCAAGGTCTAAAATAAGGAGAAAGAGTGATGTTGGACGCATTCAAACAATTAGTAGAAAGTGGCGTGATGTCAGAACAAGTTGGTTCTGAGATTCAAGTTGCGTTCGAAAGTAAAATTCAAGAAAACCGCGACCAAGTCACCGCTGAACTACGTGAAGAGTTTGCTCAAAAGTATGCGCACGATAAGGCGCAAATGGTTGAGTCACTTGATAACATGATCGGCGAGCGATTGGCCGCAGAGATGGCTGAACTTGTTGAAGATAAGAAAGCGTTAGCGGAAGCTAAAGTTGCTTACCACAACAAGATGGCAAGTGATGCTAAAGTAATGGAAGCATTTGTCATTCGTCAGCTAGGTAAAGAACTAGGAGAATTCCAAAGTGACCGTCAAAAAGTTGCTGAGAATTTTGCTAAGTTAGAGCAATTTATTGTAAGTGCTCTAGCAAAAGAAATCAACGAATTTGCTGTTGACAAGCGTGATTTAGCTGAAGCGAAAGTTAAGCTAGTACGTGAAGCTAAGAGTAAGTTCGAAGAAGTAAAAACGCAATTCATCAAGCGCAGTGCAAAAGTTGTAGAAGCAAGCATTACAAAACATTTGAAATCAGAAATGAGCCAGCTCAAAGAAGATATCGAATCTGCTCGCAAAAACGCTTTTGGACGCCGTTTATTCGAAGCGTTTGCTACAGAATTTAGTTCTAGCTATCTAAACGAAAAATCTGAAACATCTAAACTGTTAAAGGTTATCGAGAAGAAAGATCAAGAACTAGCAGAAGCAAAAGCTGTTGTTACAGAGAAGGCAAAACTAGTAGAATCTAAAGAGCGCGAAATTCGTGTTACTAAAGATCTAATGGAACGCCGTCAAGTAATGGCAGAACTAATGGCACCACTAAGTGCTGAGAAGAAATCAGTTATGAAAGATTTGCTCGAGTCTGTACAGACCGCAAAGCTACATACTGCGTTCGACAAATACCTACCCGCAGTAATGGAAGGCGATCACAGGGTTACCAAGAAAACCGTACTTGCAGAAAGTACAGCAGTAACAGGTAATCGCGAAGCGAAGCCAGAGGTAGGCTTAGATAACATTTTAGATATCCGCAAACTTGCGGGACTAAAATAATTTATATTCAAGGAGACATAAATGTCACAATTATTAAACGAAAGATGGTCCGAGACCAAAGAAGCTCTGCTTGAAGGCCTACAAGGTAACCGTCGTGCTTCTATGGCAGTTTGCTTAGAGAACACACGTCGTAGCTTGACAGAGAGCGCAACTGCTGGTGCCACTAGTGCCGGTAACGTAGCAACACTTAACCGTGTTATTCTACCAGTTATCCGTCGTGTAATGCCTACAGTTATTGCTAACGAGATCGTTGGTGTTCAGCCTATGACTGGCCCAGTTGGTCAAATCCACACACTACGTGTTCGCTATGCTGATTCTTCAACAGAAGTTAATGCAGGCGAAGAGGCATTGAGCCCATTCAAGATTGCTAGTGCATATTCTGGCAACGATGCAAGTCCAGCCAAAGCCGCTGTAACCAGCGTACTTGAGGGACAACCAGGCAAGCGCATGAGCATCCAAATCTTGAAGAGCCCAGTTGAAGCCAAGAGCCGTAAGTTGTCTGCTCGTTGGACATTCGAAGCCGCTCAAGATGCACAAGCTCAACAAGGCATTGACATCGAAGCTGAAATCATGGCCGCTTTGGCACAAGAGATCACTGCTGAGATCGACCAAGAGATTCTTGGTTCATTGCGTAACCTAGCTGTTGTTGAAGAAACATATGACCAGTCATTGGTTTCTGGTACAGCTACATTCGTTGGTGACGAGCATGCCGCTCTAGCTATTCAGATCAACCGTGTCAGCAATTTGATTGCTCAACGTACACGTCGTGGTGCTGGTAACTGGGCTGTTGTTAGTAACCAAGCATTGACAATTCTACAAAGTGCTACAACTTCTGCTTTTGCTCGCACTACAGAAGGTACATTCGAAGCTCCTACAAACACCAAGTTTGTTGTTACATTGAATGGCGCAATGAGAATTTATGTTGACGCATACAAGTCAGACACAGATGACAACAACCAAGTTCTAGTTGGTTATAAAGGTGCTAGCGAAGCTGATGCAGCCGCATTCTACTGCCCTTATATTCCTTTGATGAGTTCTGGTGTTGTTCTTGATCCAGCAACATTCGAGCCAGTAGTTGGCTTCCTAACACGTTACGGATATGTTGAGTTGTCAAACTCAGCAAGTTCACTAGGTAACGCTGCCGACTATTTGGGGAAAGTAGCCATCACTAGCG